ACGAAGAAAAGAAAAGACTCCTATATTAATAAATAGAGGAATCTCAGTAGTCATCAAGACTACAAACCACGGATCAACATGAAGTCCATACGGAATCAGACTCCGATTAAGTACATTCAGCCAGGTGATAAACCAAAGCCTCAGTACCCGTCTGAGTACTTTGCTTCTAATCCTCAAGCCCCCTTGGTGAAAATACCACATCCAGACCTTGATCTTAAGGGTGCCAGGCAAATTGTAAAGGCAAGCATCTCCCAGGGAACTCTAGATGTTAATGTTGTGATCCGATTTATATATTTGGTTGGTTTAGAGTTCAAGGCCACATTAGATACCAAATGGAAGTCATTCGGGGTAGATATTGGAGATGTTGGTGCCACCATGTGTCCCTGGAATCTACTTACTGTTGAATTTGACACCCATGTTGCTCCCAGGGGGAATATTGATCAAACAGCTACTAAGGATGATGACCTATGGATGATGGCATATGTGCTTTTTGTCTATCGGTACTCAAGAGCTCAAATGGCTACTTACAAAGCCACCTTGTTTGACAAGTTTAAGGTTCAAATTGCACCACACACCGATCCAGGATTCATACCCACTGCACCTCATGCAAATTACTCAGCATGGCTCTCAAACAGGAATTACTGCAAATTGATTGCCGCCCTTGACATGTTCTTCACTCATTTCCCTCAACACCCAGAAGCTTTTCTTAGGATTGGAACGATTACCTCTCGCTTCCGTGACTGTGCTGCTTTGACTTCTTTGGAACATTACAGAGAAACTGTCGGTTTCAAAGGGGATGATATGTTTGGTTGGATTTTTGTTGGAACTCTTGAAGAAGAATGTTACATTCTTATGAAGCCGGGTGAAGAGTTAGATGATCCAAACTCTTATGCACCATATTTGATTGATTTAGGACTTAGTCTCAAGTCACCTTACTCTGCTTCGACTTGTCCAAGTATGTACACCTTTTGTCATATGGTTGGATCACTCTTAACCTCTGGTCGGTCACAGAATGCCAAGATGATATCTGACAAGAACTTAATCAATATCCGCATGAATGCTTTGCTTGTTGCTTATGTATTTAATGAAAACGTAGAGTGCAAGATCTACTTTACAGACAAAGAAGAGCTGTTGAGAGCCGGGTTAGATGGTCAAGAGAATGCAACCCAAACAGCAACTGATGCACTGGAACTCCAATCACTTGGGTCTGATAATGAACCTCCCAAAAATAAAGACCCTGTAGAGTGGTTCATGTATCTCAGCTCTTTGAACTTCCAAATTCCTCAATTCATTCGGAACTTTGGACGGCAGGAGGCAGCAAAGATGGGGCAGTGTAGGGTTGGATCTATTGGCAAATATCTCGGGGATTCTCTAGTGTAACATGAAAAAAAGTAGCAGGCATCATGTCTGACTACAAGAAACCTGCCATGCTCAGTACCGGTGTGAACTGGGAAAAGCTCTCGGATTCAATTGCCAAGTCTGGTGATGATCAGGATGCAGATATTCCCATTCAGGTTAATCCGACTCCAAACAATTTGACAGAATACGTGGTCTCATTTGAGGATTGGGCTAACAAACTCCCAAATCCCCCTGCGGACCTCAAAGTTGAATCAGATCCTCCAGCCGTGTCCAAACTAGTCGTCAAAATTCCCACTACCCCACCTCATAGTAGTCTCCCATCTCGTTCTATTGAACGCCCTCGGCCTATTGGACCACCAAGCAAAAACTTTCCCCAACATGAAATCTTTGATCTAGGGGAGACTCAATTTGACCCTTGGGAATTGAAAAACCTAATTGCAAAACTAGTCACCGCTGCAAGATTTGGGGAAGACTTGGATATCAAGATAACCCAGGAGGGACGAAATTACCAAATAGCATACAGGATTAATTCCCTTATATCAAGTCCCGGTCCATCGTGTCCCAAAAGTGAGTGTGCCCATCTTAAACAAGTACTGAAAGACTTGGAAGTAGGTCTAGTAATTAAGAAAAGGTTTGGGGGAGCCTGTGTGAAGCTTACAGACAAAGCCATAGGACCAATAGACATATTGGTTTTGAACCATGGGATCCATGATTCAAAGAAGGACTGCTTGGACAGTCTTCTAGAAGCAGCAGGGAAGAAAAAATCCATCTATAGGACTTACCAGTTGGATTACCATTAAGTGCCAGATACCATGAAAAAAACTAGCACTGATCAAGTGCATAAGCTCAAAATGGGCTCAAATATTTATCTAAAATCCATGGTGTTTGTTATTGGTCCTAAACCACTAACATTTGACCTACTCAAATTTATAATTAGAAAGATACCTAAGATATCACAAGATTATCAAGTGAATTGCTTAGGCAAACTTGCGATTGGATTGGCATATCAAAGAAGTGAGTTTGATGTTTCGAAGAACTCAATCCAAGACGGAATGTTTGAGGGAATTATTTATTTCCCTTGGAGGTCGTTTCCAAACCTTAATAGCTTAGATTACAGTTATAAACTTCGGCTGACTAATTATTGTGATATTTATCATATTCATATTAAAATTAAGGCCAGTAAGTCTACTGAAAGGGGATTCACCATTTGGGAGACATGGGACAGATGTCAGAACAATTTTCTCCCAGACCCATCCTTGGAATACTCATCAGATCACTTAGGCTTCTCAGATCTAATCCATTAACATGAAAAAAAATCAGCAACAATCAGTTGCATCCAAGAAGATACAAGTATGGACTTTAATTTGGACCAGGAGGAGAAGAGTCACCCTCTTTTTTTCAATGTAGAGATTCACATTGGTTACAGGGGACCGTACTTTGATTCCAATGATCTACTTACTCAAATTGACAAGATGATAGAGTCTAGACCAAGTAGCTCGAACCACACTGATCTGATTCGATTAGCAATCGGATTGGGTCTTGCCCATTGTGTACATTCTCAAATCACACCAACCTTGTGGAATCTAAACGGTTCTTTTATGGGTGTACTTAAATTGCCAGATTACCCAGTTAACCCAACAGTACATACAGTCGTAGGACAAGAAATAACCGATGGTTGTGGGTTGTTGTACCCTGATATTTCTGTCTACTCTAAAATTTACATCATGCTGGGAAATGAATCAAAAGTCCAAGACATAATCACCCACTGGTACACAGGAGAGGGTGGGGTTTGTTATGAATATGATTTCAGTCTTCCTACAGTAGCAGGAGCACTAAAATTTGAGCATCTCTTCCTTTAAGTCAGAAGACTTGTCTGGAGTCATGAAAAAAACTAACACCCATCATGTCTACCCAGAAGGCTTATGCATTTGTGTCCGGGCATTTTGAGTATAAAAGCTTTCACTTTGATAAAACAGAATTTTGTAAGGCCTTGATTGATTTGATTAAAACCTTCACCCAAGACCCAGTTAAAGTACAATGGATCTGTCTATTATCCACAATTGCTGCCTTGAAGGGGAAGATCCTCTTTAAAGGAGACAACACATGGGGAGTACGAATTTATCTAGAATGTAATCTGGATTTAAAAGGCAAATGGAATCTCCCTAGAGTAGAGGTTATTAAAGAGGATTACTGTTCTACTGGATCTCCTTTTATGTCTCAGGTTTGCGGCTGGTTAGCTGTTAATATTAAAAATGGGTCTCGCCCTTTTCTCCGGAAAAAACATTACTCCCCTGATTATCGGGAGGACCATCATTCCGACATATCCCTGGGAGAATTCCTTAGGCAGGCTGGACTGGGAGGCATGATCCCATGAAAAAAAGCAGCAGCAATCATGCTCACCCTTTGGAAAAAGAAGAAAGCGGGTCCTCCTTCTGAAGGAGAGCCTAGCTCTGGAATATATGATTGGGCATATGGGGCAGATGATCGACAATTGGACATCTTTAATCCAACTGCCCCTCATGTGGAAGACAAAAATGTTTTGAAATGCCATGCTACGATAGAAATTCGGTTCTTAACTAAATTGGAAATTAACTCCATTGACATGTTATGTCATGTGCTGGAGCGGATTGTGGAAGGCTATAAAGGAGATTTCAATCTAAAACCAGTACATGAATCCAACTTACTACTGGTTGGGACTCACATGTACCGGAAGCTGGATAGAGAAGGAACATATGAATACAAAGGGCAGTGGGATGACATCATTGTGTATGATGACATATATGCTGAACTTAAATCAGTGTCCTCCAAGTACAGTCAGTCCTTCAAATTTAAAATCAGGGGGATGGATATTGCAGGTGTGTTTCACTCCAGTTTGAGGGCAAGTTCCAGGTCAGGTAAGAGTTACTATGATATCTATCGCCTACCCATGTCAAATGGTCAAGTTCCTCCTCTCCTGGCTTGGCTCAAATCTGAGCTAGGACTCTGATTTTGACATGAAAAAAATTAGCATCCATCATGCAAGCATTGGTCTCTATATCGATGCATGTGGTGACGGGGCAAAGTTTCAATCAGGATCATTTAGAAGAATGGATCGAAAATGAGATTCTATCTGGTGTAACCCCTTGGTACGTTGTTCCAATTATTTTTGAGGCAGCTCAAAATGCAATTAGGCAAAATAAAACGAACTATCATTTGCAATTTTTTGCCACATATAATAGCTTCACCTCTTTAGATGATAACTTATTCAATGATCTTTCTAATGGGCCCATTAAAAATAAACTCCAAATCACAACATGGGAGCATGGGGGGTATTGTCATCTGTCATTATACTATAGTTTGCAAATTTATAATCCTTATTCCTCTCCAATTATTAATTGAATTATGAAAAAAACTAGCAGCCATCATGGCTAAAACAGCTATCCTGAGCACTGATCTTGTGCTGGAATTCGATGAGTCAAATATAGGAGAAATCACCATTCTTCGTGTCATTCGAGATGTTTTAGATCACACAAAGATCAAATCAAAATTTCAAAATTTCATACGTCTGGGGGTTGGGTATGCCTTATACCAATGTAAATTGGTTACAAAAGAAGAAAAATATGTAAAGATTGAAAGCTCATCTTGGGCTGTTGCCAAGGTACCTTACCAGGTCAATTACAACCCTACCAGCCCTATGGAGAGTTATACAATTCATAAGAACGGGGGATGGTTTGGTCTAAATTATAAACTTCATATTGTCACATCCGTAACTTTTACTAGGATAACAGGCGGACTGTCCCCTGAAGACATGTGGGCTCCTGTCTTGAACCCTAAACCAGATTTTATTTTTCCTTACAGACTGGTCAAACAATTTCTTGGTTTTGAATTTTCAGATGGACCATGAAAAAAACTAGCAGGCATCATGGAATTAATCAAGATTCACTTGATGCTAATTAGTTTTTTTACGTCCTCAGCCGGATTGGAGAGAGGGAGTGTAGGAAGTATCAGTTTGATTTCTACCGAGAAGTTAAATTTGAGTACTAGCCATCATGATAAAGGAATTTTCCAAAATAGGGAAAAACCTCTTGGACATGAAGTGGTACTGCCCGTCCATTGCACGGGGGAGTGGGTCGAAAAGCCTGCTATGTCACTTGCTTGCCCCAAACGGAAGATTAATGGACCCGATGGATATTATGATGAATATTTCGCCAAAATGTGGCATCCACCTACTCATGCCAGTCCTGAGGTCAAAGGGTATCTGTGTCAAAAAACGACCTGGAATGCCAAATGTGAAGAAACTTGGTACTTTTCAACCTCTAAAAGCACAACCATTGATGAGACACCCATTAACGAGGATGACTGTAGAGCTGCACTCATTTTATATAAAACGGGTGAACTCCTGGAGCCCTTCTTCCCACCATTCTCATGCTATTGGAATAACATCAACATCAACTCTAAAACATTTGTAACTATCCATGAGCATCCTACTGTGTTAGACCTCTACAAGGACACAAAGAAGGACCCTATCTTTTTACACGGTGAATGTGATGGGGAGGTTTGTGAGACTGTTCATTCTAATGTACTTTGGGTTGAAGCACCTTTAGAAGAAAGGGATGATTTTTGTGATCCAGCACTGTGGGAGAGTTCGAATGTTTATACAGAAAAAGGTGGACCTCAAATACCAATTGTTTTGGAGTCTGACGTATATGGGCCAAGATATACCCAGGGTATGTGCTGGATGAGAATATGTGGTGTCTGGGGGTTCAGGTTCTCTTCTGGAGAGTGGTGGGGGTTCCGCATGGTTAACAAAGATTTTCAAGGGTTATGGTACACTGGGAAAATCCCATCTTGTTATGGTGATTTTGAGGTCTCCTTTGCCCATGAGGCTATTGCCATGACTCAGCTACTGGAGAACTTGTCTTACAAAGATCACAAATGTGTCGATGTCCTGTCCACATTGCGAGGCAACAAAGTAATCAATGCTTATGAATTATCATATCTTGTACCAGAACACCCCGGATTTGGGCCAGCATACCGGATTTTAATGGTAAAAAATAAAAGAAATGTTACACAACCAGTTTTTATACTGCAAACAAAAAATTGTAGGTACCAAAGGGCATATTTAACGAACTTGTCTTTTACCATTACAGGTGAAGAAACTAGCGAGAGTGTTAAGGTTGGAGTTTGGGGGGACAATCAACCAGTGTATTTAAATTGGACAGAGATTGGAGTCAACAGTACTTATAAACCCAATATAACCGGTAATTGGCACCAACTAATGACATTTAATGGATTAATGAGATTTGATAAGACCCTTCTTTTCCCACAATCTGTTTTTGTGGATGCCCCAAATGTCTCATTACTTCTAGATGGATTTCAACTAGATTTAATTGAGCATCCCCATCAGTATTTTGGAAGAGATGAGAAAACTCCATCTTCTTTGTATAAATTTTATCCACATGGGAATTCCACCAATGTGGGTGAAGTGATTGAGGGATGGTTTAAGTCTGCCAAAAATGCAATTGGATCTTTATTTTCTGGTATGAGTTCACTAATGTGGTGGATCATCAGTACTGTGTTATCTTTAATTACTCTACTTGTTTGTTACAGGTGTGGGCTCCTAAGTTTGGTTAAAAGGATGTTCACAAAAAGAACTAGACCATCCAAAAAAGGCAGGACGTCAAGATCATCCCACCGAATGGAACATATTTACACGGAACCGAATAATCCCTCCAGCTCCAGCAATCCCTTTTTTGCTTGAAAAAAATTAGCACCCATCATGGTTTTCCCAGGACTAGATCTAGGCAACTTCAAAAATGACATTTCTGGCTTTTTTGATAAATTGGGGAAAGACTTTAAATCAGGTTTTGTCTCTCTTGGTCAGAATATCAATAACATGGGTGATGGAATTGTGAATAAAATTGATAAAGTAGGAACAGATGTGAAAGATTTTTGGGCAGGATTTAGTTCAGTGTTTGTTTACTATGGAAAACTGATATCCCTTATCATTCTGGTTTTGATTGTATTCACGGTGGCAATGAAGATCATGTCTAAGATCTTTTCCTGCATAGCTGGGTGTAGAGCCTGTTGGATTGGTTTCACACAAACCCGAACTAAGAAACTTAAAGAGGAACCTCCGATCCATTCGATCCAAATAGACTAAAACATGAAAAAAACCAGCAGCCATCATGGCTCTATCAGCTGCTCAAACTGTCATTTTCAAGGGATCCGCCAGTTTAACAATCAACGGGTCCAATGTCGATCAATTGGATTTAATACACATCATCAACAAGTTTACAAATCAGCTGGATCTAGTTGTCTTCCATCAACCTATGGTTAAAGCCATACTATGGGTTATCTTAAGAGAGGGGGAAGCAAAACAAACATTTGATTCCCTTCAAATTAAGGGGAAGACTTGTCATTCCCTGTCTTTAGTTCGCCCAGTTCCCATGATACCTGAGAATGATGAGGATCCACCTGCTGCCCAGGAGTCCACCCTTTTGGTTCAAAAACATTATGAAGGGACCCACCATGATTTAACTTACATGATTGCCATCGATCTGGATATTAGGCTTCAAAAGAGAAGATCTAGTGTGACACTTCCGGACATCTGGAGATGTTTGCCCCCAACTACTGTAAATGTCTTAGATATTCCTATTTATGAAGTTGCAAATGAGGGACAATTTAATGATTTAGTCCGGGAACGTCCTCTACTGTATTTTACAGATGTCAATTCGGAAGTTTATATCAAAATGTCATGGGATCCGGAAAATATGATAGAACCCATCTATCTACTTAAATCTATCAAATCAGTTTTCAAGAAAATCAGAGGCTACCGATACCAAATGGAGATTATCCAGATGTTGTTTCGGATTGGCCTACTTAATTTGAAATTCAGCAATGAAGATCGTCTGCAGTCTTCATCAATGGTCAGTTATGTTGATGTCTTACTTGCCATTGAGCCTTATTTATCCTATACAGGGTACCCCAATCATTTTTCGTTTTCTAAGGGTTATACTGGGAAACTTAATGATATTAATTACAATATCATTATCAAATTTGACTGCACATTATGCAACAATGGTTGTGGTAGATCTGGAGCATATATGATACGCCAGCTAGAGAAAGATCCCAATGTAACATTCTCCCTGGATGAAATAGATGGGGTTGATTAGAATTGAAATACTATGTACTAATAATTATGATTTTCTTCCCTTCTGCCAAACCTTTCTTGAAAAAATCCTATTTTGATTGCCTTTTACATTAACAAGACAAAATTGTTCTTTAAAACTTTGAAAATATCCAGTGTCATTATCAAATTGGTAATGTTAATTTAAAATTAAGCCATTTCATTTTGATATTTGTAAGGAAATTGAGACATTGTTTATACATCTTCCTCGCATATCACAGATGGAATGTTGTAGTTTTACATGTGCAGGTATTGGGTAATATATATGTCATCTACATCAAACCATCATTGAAATCCGTGATATTGTTAAGTAACTTACACAGTAAAACATACTGGGAAGGAAGTTTTCTTCATTCCAAAACTGGAGCGATACCGGTATTAGTATTTAGGACAATTGACGAACAATTGACATAAGTAATCAAGTATATCACTGGGACCATTCCATAAATGATATATTCTGGTGTCTTATAAGATATACCCATTGAACTTAAAGTTACAATATTCCAACATAGATTTCATACTAAAATGGATACAGAATACAGAATTGCTGACAGAACTTTAAACTTATTCACCTATTTGTCTATAATAACAACCGGCCAAAATATTAAAATTCAAGTTTTGCCATGGGAAATTCCCAACCATCACTTTGTATACAGAGTCAGTCTGAATTATTAAGGGAAGTAATAAACATATCATAACTTTGACTTTTATAAACTTTTCAAATTCTTGATGTTACATGAAAAAAACTAGTATCCATCATGGATACATTAGAAAATGATGATGCATTTTTTCAAGATTATGAACATGATTTTGATTTGGATGGTTTGGATATGTTTGGAGAGTTTGAGGAGTCATTTGTTCAGGACTTTCTTTCAGAGGAAGATCAGATGGAATTTCTCAATACAAACGATTATAATTTGAACTCACCAATTATTCTAGAACATGTAACAGAGCTAACCAAATTTCTCCTGGGGCACTCATACAATCCTTTGTACTATAGACCATCATGGGACTTCATCAAAAAATTGAACTTAAAACAAGGTTTGGGTTATCAGCCTCAAATTCAAGATTTAGACTATGCCCATCATAAATTATTTGGGTTCCTGTTGAGTCCAGCAACCGGATTTACAAGCACTTTTTTCAAAATACTAAGGGACTCTCTCTCAGCCCATAGCTTGAACAAAGAAATCCTTAATTTGTTCTTCAAGCACTGGGGTGGAAACAATATCCTTGATTCACATACTGCATGGGATGATTATAACAGACTCGGCACAAAATGGTTTGCCTGGTGGTCAGAAATTTACTATGAAACCCATGTGATAACACTTCATCTAAATTGTAGTGGAAAAAAAGAGGCCAAAAACTTAACTTCTCTTTATCATACTTTGCAAATTATACATGACAATAAGGTCCTAGGATTCCAATTATCCCTTCCAATTTTGGGACAAATCATTATACTGGGTGAATATGTGATATGTCCCAGAATGGCATGTATTTGGGATAGACCTTTCCTTTTGATGATTAAAGATTTGACTATGTCACGGACTCAATCAATCTTATCCATGACTTTCTCCCTGGAACCTCGATATACTGACGCAGAGATTGAAAAAATGACTCAGGTTTATGTGACAGGTGACAATTACTTACTCAATACAGGAAACTTAGGTTATGATGGGATTAAATTACTGGAACCTATTTGCAACCTCAAGTTGTGTGAATTAGCACGTTCCTATAGACCTAAAATACCGGAATTTCCAGAATTCAGAGGTCATGTTGAAAAATCCGTAAAAGATAAGTCATTGGGTCAACATGAACTACTTGATATTTTCCACATGGTCATGGAAGAACCCTCATTAGAGATGGTCCTGAATTTCTATTCTATTTTTCGACACTGGGGTCATCCCAACATAGAATACCAGGAAGGCTTGCGGAAGTTACATGAACAAGTTACCATGGATAAAAATATTGACGATTCTTATGCCCAAAGTTTGGCAAGTGATTTAGCCTACAAAATTCTTAAAAAGTGTTACTTTGAGAAAAAGAAATGGTTTGTTGACAAAAATCAAATGAGTGGGAATCACAAGTTTTACAAACATGTGATTAATTCAACATGGCCTAATCAATTTGAAATTGAAGACTTCGGAGACAACTGGCACCTATTACCTATAACTAAAATCTATGACATTCCGGACTTAGTTGACCCCTCATTAATTTATAGTGATAAATCCCACTCTATGAACAGAACCGAAGTTTTAAATTTCTTAAGAACTAGTCCCGGAAAAACAATACCAACAAGACGGGTCTTACGTACCATGTTAACAAAACCGGCTACAGACTGGAATCGTTTTTTGAAAAGGGTGAATGATGAAGGACTGGATATGGATAGCTTAATCATTGGTCTCAAGGCTAAAGAGCGAGAAATGAAGAGAATTGGAAGATTCTTTTCTCTTATGTCATGGGAATTGCGAGAATATTTTGTATTTACAGAGTATCTAATTAAAGAATATTTTGTGCCCCTATTTCATGGATTGACCATGGCTGATGATCTCCAATCAGTAATTAAAAAAATGTTGGAGAATTCCCAGGGGCAAGGAAGGAATGACTATGAGTATGTGTCCATTGCTAACCATATTGACTACGAAAAGTGGAACAATCATCAGAGAAAAGAATCGAATTGCCATGTATTTAGGGTAATGGGGCAATGTTTTGGTCTCCCAAATTTATTTTTACGAACACATGAGTTTTTTGAAAAAAGCCTGATTTATTACCCACAACGACCAGATTTGATGTGCCCATCCGGAGATACATTAGTCAATTTGACAGACATTCTTGTCAGTTGGGATGGACAGGCAGGTGGATTAGAAGGCCTTAGACAAAAAGGGTGGTCCGTACTAAATTACTTAGTTATAGAACGGGAATCAAGGATTAGAAACACTCGGGTGAAAGTACTTGCTCAAGGGGATAATCAAACAATTAGCACTTTTTATCACCTTCAGCCAAGTTTTGATGATCAAGAACTTAAGGAGCAATTGACCAATATCACTAAAAACAATAAGGCAATTATGCAAGCAATTGAATCCGGGACCACGAAATTAGGGTTGATCATCAATCAAGATGAGACAATGGTTAGTGCAGACTACCTGAATTATGGGAAGGTCCCTATATTTAGGGGTGTTATACGTGGTTTACATTTAAAACGATGGTCCCGGGTCAATTGTGTGACCAATGATCAAGTACCATCTCTTAGTAATTCCTTAGCTAGCTGTGCTACTAATGCACTAACCGTATCCCATTATTCTCCGGACCCGATCAATGCCATGTATCTCCACAACATCTTCGGGAACATCACCATATCATTCTTACTTGAATACGATCCAGCTTTAAGAACATCTCCAAAAAAGGTTATTCGAGACAGTGAATTATTGGATTCCCCTCATTTCCGATCCCTTTTGCTATATTTGGATCCTTCAATTGGAGGGGTTAGCGGGACATCCTTAACACGTTTTTTAATCAGAATGTTCCCCGACCCTTTGACTGAGAGCTTATCATTTTGGAAATTTATACATGACCATAGTAGGAATCCTCTCTTGTCCAATTTGGCCTCCAGTGCTGGTAACCCAGAGCTAATGGAGTTCTCCATTGAACATCTTGACAAACTAATAGAGAACCCAAGTGGAATCAACCTAACTAGGGGAATATCAGCCACCAATCTGATCAAAAATGAGGTAAAGCAAAACTTAATCCGGTCCACAAGTCAAATTTCTAATGAGATCATTCGACATGCTTTAGAATACACCCGCGATGAAGAATCAGCACTTCTCCAGTGGGCAAGGACGATCAAGCCTCTCTTCCCAAGATTTTTAAGTGAAATGGTAAATTCTACATATTATGGAATAACGACAAGTCTCATAGGCTTATTTCAGAACTCCAAAACTATCCGAACACAATTTCGGAAGAGGTATCATAAGCGAATTGATGATGTGATATTCAAAAGTGAAATAATTGGCTTGAGTTCACTTTTCCGTATTATTAAGGTTCCAACTAGTTGCCCTCAGAGAATTTGGTCTTGTTCATCAACTCATGCAGATTATTTACGGGAGAAGTCATGGGGTCAAAAGATACTGGGAATGACTATTCCCCACCCTTTAGAGTTGCTATCGAAACCGGGGAACATGACCAACTTCTGTGCATTTTGCTCCGTACCTTCCGCTTATTCTGATTACATCTCCGTCTTAGTTCCAAAGGGATTTAATCTGTCAGGTCACACTAAAGGTCCCTACCCCCCTTACCTTGGATCAAAAACCTCAGAGTCAACCTCTATCATACAACCATGGGAAAAGGAAACAAACATTCCTTTGATAAAGCGGGCTGCCAAATTGAGACATGCCATTTCTTGGTTCATCAATCCAGAATCCAACTTGGCCAAATCCATATTAGGTAATCTGGTTTCACTAACAGGTGAGGAATGGAACCAAAGTTTGGAGGGATTTAGGAGAACGGGCTCTGCCTTACATAGATACTCTTGCTCTCGTGTTAGCAATGGAGGTTACTGTGCATCTAGTCCCTCCAGATTCATGTGGATGATATGCACCACAGATACTATGGACTCTCTATCCGGAAAGAATTTCGACTTCATGTTCCAATCCCTCTTGATTTATTCACAAGCTACCACCTCCACAAGGTGGGGGCCCAAAGACTCTCCAGCTCATTTGCATTTTCACATCGGATGTTCTTCTTGTATTAGGGAAATTGGGGAACCAATTCTGGATTGTGACTGGGTATTGAATTTGCCCAAGGTGTCCCATATTTTAAATGCTTGGAGACCTGACCCAACAGCAAAATGGGGAGAGGTGAAGACTACACTTGTAATCCAAAAAAGAGATTGGCAAAAGCTTGGACCTAGCCAGAAATCCTATCAGGTCGGGCATATCATGGGTTTTTTGTTCACTGATATGCTGTTAAGTCATTCCAAGCATGTGAGTGATTCATCTCTGTTTCCTCTTGGAATATCAAGAAAATTAATACCCAAGGCCTGGTATGACGGTTTACTTATGGGGATTCAAAGGAGTTGCTCATTGCAAATTGTTCACCGAAGAAATCTCCTAGAACTGAAAAAGCCGCGGGTAGTGCAGTGGGGTTCTAGCTATTTTGTCATTGAAAAAATATGTGACTCTCCTGGATTTCTGGGCTTGATTCGAGACGGACCCCTATTTGAAGAACTGTTGTCTATTCCTCATAAAATACCCTCATCTTACCCTTTGAACAATCATGATCTTGGATTATTAGCCAGGGATTACATGAAGACCAAGCTGTTTGCGACATTTGAACAAACGACAGTCCCCGGATCTGAAGTTGTGTGGTCTTTTGCAGATTTACAATCACATGAGATACTCGGTTCCCTTGGCCTATCCCTCAAGAGTTACCAAATGATCATGGCTATCAAAAAAGATAAGTCATTCAAAGATCACATCCGCTTAATCCAGACAAGTTATATATCGGTCAAAAATGGAGTCTGGGATGAGCTTGACATGACCAAAATATTGGACAATATCTCTGTGTGTGATCAAGAAGTCAGACATGCCTGCAAATTCGACATTGGACCATTCTTGACTGAGTCTCCAAAAAATGCACTCACATGGGGTCCCGAAACATATGCTGACCTCATGATAATTCCATTTCATTATACCCACGAGCCAACTGAAAAGCCTACAATTCACTTTCCTAGGAGATTTGCGCCGTTGGTATCAGGCCTCCGATTGTTTCAGATGGCTACCGGCTCACACTATAAAGTTCGATCAATCCTTAAGCAACTGGGGATTAAATGGTCGTTCGCATTGGTTGGAGGGGATGGTTCTGGTGGTGTCTCAGGGTATCTCTGTCGGAGCAATCCATTTGGAGAGGTCGTTTTTAATAGTTTATTGGAGTTGGACGGAATTGACTTTAAGGGATCACATCCAAGTCCCCCACCTGCCATAGCCGCTCTGGGGTCCGACAGTGTGAGGTGTATCAATTTAACAACATGTTGGGAACATCCAAGTGATTTGACCAGGCAAGAAACTTGGGATTATCTAGGAAAATTCACAAATACTAAATCGAAACAATTTGACCTTATCATTATCGAAGCAGACATTCCAGACCCTGATAAAATAAGGTCCCTGTCCACCCATCTCCACACTTTCACACTAACCCATTTAAATCCTGCAGGAACCCTGATTGTCCGTAGTTTTCTACCTCATGTATATAATGAGTACAACAATTTACTGGAAACTCTTGGGCGACATTTTATTTCAGTGGATATGTATCAGACTGGTTATACATCCAACTTTTCTTTTGAAGTTTACATCGTTTTTCGGAAGATGTTTCACGGTCCCCCCATATTGAGGTACATTGACTGGTCATCATTTCAATTAGGAGTTGCAAAATCATTCGGATATGGAACTATTCACACAGAATTTGAAAGGTCCAAGAAGGTAGGCAAATTAAATCATTTAAACGGGGTTCCAGTAGATTTAATACTTGACCCACAAGTTGACCTCAGCAATTTACTGGTTAGAGTGGGCTTAGAATCTGGTTTTGCTGTGTCCATAGCAAAGGCATGGAAGAGATATAAAGCTGGAGATGGGGTGAATTATGTCCTCGCTGTTACAGCATTGGTTAGTGAGTCCATTGTCACTACAACACGTCTTGCCCTGCATAAACCGAATCCTCCATCAAATAGTGACTTGGAAAATTTGTTTTCTTTTATTTATGGAGTTCGTTTATGGATGGCATTAGTCTTGGACAGTGAAGAAATTTTTGGTTCTACAGTCCATATCTTGTCTACTAGTGCAGACATTTATATCTCATTTAAACCACGGGTGTCATCGAAAAACCCTAAGCCTAGCTTCGAAACAAAATGGAAGTTTACTCACATAAATTCTGAGAATCTAATACACAAACGTGTTCGCCTTCATAGGAAATCCAGCTTGATTGGTTCCATCATTAGATGTTTTGTAATGATGTTCGGAACAGATCCGTGTCAAATGAACCGAGAGAAGATTACGACAATCTTGCAGTACTATAATAAAGGTTTGTCGGCTAAAAAAATTGAAGAGTCTACTGATTTACTGACTCTATAAGACCATGAGGAAACATAAAGTTACTTACATGAAAAAAATCTGATCATTTTAATTCTGTTGCTTGTCGTAATCTCGT